GTCTTACTAAGACAACCAAAGGTCAGTATGCTGATTATTCGACTTCAAGTTGGGCTCGCAGAGAGCGTAGCTTGGATAGCAATGAGAGAGCGGCTATTGATCAATATGGTCTGTTTAATCTCAATGATTATCTTCCTAAACAGCCAACTGAAGCTGAACTGACTGCAATTGGTCAAATGTTTGAGGCCAGTGTAGATGGTCAAATGTATGATCCAGAACTGTTCGGTAACTTCTATCGTCCGGCTGGTGTACAAATTGACACTGCTAACAGTGCGCCAAACAATTCAGCGGCTAAACCTGCGGCACAAAGTGTTCCGCAACCTACTCCCGCACCTGCGCCAGTAGCAGAAGCGGCACCTGAGCCAGCACCTGCACCAGTTACTCCGCCTGCACAGCAAGAGCAAGTAGCTGAAGCAGTAGCGGCAACTGCACCTGCAGCAGATGGTGATAAGCCAAGTGCGCAAGACATCTTAGCGGCAATTCGCAATCGTAACAACGGATAATAACAGTTAACAGTAGGCGGCAATAGTCGCCTACAGTATTTTCTTGGAGATAATTATGGCAAAACCTTTTGACGTAAGTAAATTCCGCAAAAGTATTACTAAGAGCGTGCCTGGGCTCAGTAGCGGATTTAGAGATCCTGATACATGGATCTCAACAGGTAACTACACACTTAACAAACTTATCAGTGGTGACTTTCACAAAGGTGTACCGCTGGGTAAAGTTACAGTGTTTGCAGGTGAAAGTGGTGCAGGTAAAAGTTTTATCTGTAGTGGCAACCTGATCAGAGAAGCACAAAAGCAAGGTATTTTTTGTGTGCTTATCGACAGTGAAAACGCACTAGATGAAAAGTGGTTACAAGCACTTGATGTTGATACTAGTGAAGATGCACTGATGAAACTAAACGTAGCAATGATTGATGAAGTTGCTAAAGTTATCAGCGAATTTATGAAAGACTACAAAGCACAGTTCGCTGACAAAGAAGAAGAAGATCGCCCAAAAGTACTGTTCGTAATTGACAGTTTGGGCATGATGCTAACTCCCACAGATATTGACCAGTTCCAAAAAGGTGATATGAAAGGTGACTTAGGTCGTAAACCTAAAGCACTTACTGCACTTGTTAGAAACTGTGTAAACATGTTTGGTGATTACAATGTTGGACTAGTAGCAACTAACCATACATATGCAAGCCAAGATATGTTTGATCCAGATGACAAGATCAGCGGTGGACAAGGCTTTATCTATGCATCCAGTATTGTTGTTGCAATGCGCAAACTCAAGCTCAAAGAAGACGAGGATGGTAACAAAGTTACTGACGTTCGAGGTATCAGAGCGGCGTGTAAAGTTATGAAAACACGTTTTGCTAAACCTTTTGAAAGTGTACAGATCAAGATTCCATATGAAACAGGAATGAATCCATACAGTGGATTTGTTGACTTGTGTGAAAAACTTGAACTATTAAAGAAAACTGGTAACCGTTTGGAATACACAAGTCCAGTTACTGGTGAAGTTCTTACACAATTCCGCAAAGCCTGGGAAAACAATACAGATGGCTGTTTGGATCTCATTATGAATGAATGGGGACAAAAAGACCTTCCGGAGGTAAATATCGAGAACGAACAAATCGAACAAGATATCTTACCTGAGGAAGAAGTAACCTATGAAAATGAGTGATAGCGAGGTAGCCACATACGTTGATATGTGGCTATCAATGAAACCTTATATCAATGCCAAGGACCGTGAGATAGCCTGTGAAAAGTTTCTAGCAGTTGTGAATGAAAACATTTGCGATCTGTCAGAAGTAGGTGATGAATGGTTTGGCTATGATTCAACACTTGACAGAGTAATCAGAGACAGTTATTATGAAGATGCATATGACGATATCGACGAGGACTCTGATGAATATGATGATTGGCAATGAGCTGGTTTAACAAAATAAGACAAGATATAGCAAACATTGTTCCTGCAATTGACTATTACGAAAAACAACTTGATGAAGCTAGATTAGATTGTAGCCTCAAAGGCAACGTGGAAAAACACAGCCGTGATATGCCTGGTATAGTTGAACATCGTTTTAATCAGTTGCAGGAAATAGAGGCTATACTGGAGTATCTCAATATAGAGATGCGCAAAAAAAGAACACATCACTATCGTAAATATCTTGAAGGATACAACAAGGCTCTCAGTAGTAGAGATGCTGAAAAGTATGCTGACGGTGAAGATGAAGTGATTGATCAGCAACATATCATCAATGAATTTGCACTAGTGCGCAACAAGTTTTTAGGCTTGGTTAAAGCACTAGATGCAAAACAATTCCAAATAAACAATGTAGTAAAATTACGTGCCGCAGGATTAGAGGATGTAGCATTATAAAAAGGTTGACATTCAAGACGTCTTACTGTAATATATAAGAGTAAGTTAAGGAGAGATGTGAATGCTTTATAGTGTAACCGGCGGTACTAAAAAAGAACGTGCGGCAGTTGAAGAAGCACTGTGGTTTGCCAAAGATTATTGGCTGCCAAGGCATCGTAATCTTTGGGTTGATGTTGAACTTCTTCCTGAAAGTAAAATAGACGCTGAAGCAGATTGTTTGGGAGATGATCGCGAATATGAAATACGTGTTCGCAAAGGTTTGGATTATGAAGACCTAATTACTGCAATTTTCCATGAATTTGTACACATTAAACAGCATGTACGCAAAGAGTTTCCTATGTTTGAATGCACAGATATCCCTTATTTAGAGCGTCCGTGGGAAGTTGAAGCATATGCTGAGCAAGAAAAAATGTTAAAAGAGTTCAAAAAACTTGCAGAAAAAGGTTGACATAACCAAGAAGTCTTGCTATATTATATATGTAAGTTGAGAAACACGGAGAGACAGATGTTTAGAATCCCAAACTTTTATAAAACAGAACCTACTTTCCAAGAAGCCAAAACTACAATGACAAATCACGGTCGTGGTGACTTTTTGGAAGGTATGTATGCAATGGATCGTGTATGGGAAGAACATTGTGCCAGCGGAAATGATGATGATGACTTTTACGATAACTGGCAGTACGAAATTAACGCTTACAACAAAGTGTTTGAAACAATGAAACCACTTTTTGTTTAACCCTCAGTCTAGAGGAGACGGAGCAAATGACCTGACTATAATCTAAAGCCACTAAAAGCGAAAGTAGGTTCTCCCTGTAAGAATTGAAATCTATGGCTAAGCAAGGTGTTACAGGGTCACCCCAAAGAAGACCGGTTTGGGGTGGAGGCGAGGGGGACGCAGCCCAGGTAAAAAGGCCCGGCATCATTTATTTTTTGGAAAGTGAGAAAATGGCAAAAAAATATGATGAACGACATGGCGGACCATACGATCGTGGTGGTGCAGACAGCTATTATCGTCGAGGTTTCAAACCTCATTACTATACAGGGTCGTCTATGCAATCAGATAAGATTCCTGAAGAAATGATGACAGCCGCTGAAATCGAAGCATATGGCGCTGGCTATCGCGACAACGAAGACGCTGGCGATTTCAAAGACTGGGGCTAAAAAAAGATTAAAAAAAGACGTCTTTTTGGTTGACATAAGATGTCTTGGTGTTATTATATATATGTAAGTTGAAAAAACAAGGAGTTGACGACATGGCATACATTAACGCAAAAGATGTTCAAGCGATCCGTAATGAACTTAAAGCGGCTTTTCCAAAGTTTAAGTTTGGTGTAAAAAAGATGAGCGGTGGTTCAAACGGTGTTGACGTAACAATCAAAGCTGGTCCAACAGACTTCAGCGATTGTTTCCGCGGTGATGAAGGTTATGCTCAGATCAATCACTATCATACACATATGTATGGTGACCATAAAGACATGTTCGACAAAGTGCATGATATTATTAAGACCGCTCCTATTCGGGGCGAAGGTTATTGGGCTAACAAAGGTTGGTACGATAACAGCGATTCGCAGATAGACTACTTTGACACTGCATATTACATTCACATGCAGGTTGGTAGCTGGAGTCAACCCTACATACAGAAATAAGGAACAAAATCCACCCTTAGCTCAGTTGGATTAGAGCAACGGTCTTCT